GAAAAAGAAAATCGACGAGGTTAGTGGTAAGCCAGCTGCTACTCAAATTGGTCATCAGACCAATGTTTTATTTAATGGAAGCACATCAGAATTGATGAAAGCGTTGAAAGAAGATGATGCCCCTATCATCGAAGGCGAAATAGATGGCAGTTCCGACTGAAGAAACATCATATCACGGTAATCCTAATCTAAAATCTATTGGTTATCAACACGACTTTACAAAGGAGCAAATCAAGGAGCTTCTTAAATGTCAAGATGACCCAATCTATTTTATCGAGAATTATTGTCAGATTGTAACACTTGACAAAGGGTTGCAACCATTTAAGCTGTATGAATGTCAGAAGAAAAAAGTCGACTTTATTATGAACAATCGACAGACGATCTTGATGGAAGGTCGTCAGCAAGGTAAAACAGTTACATCTGCAGCTTGTATCCTTCACTATACAATATTCAACGAAAATAAGACTGTTGCTATCCTCGCTAACAAAACATCGGCAGCAAGAGAGGTATTGTCTCGTTACCAAATTATGTATGAAGGGTTGCCTATTTGGATGCAGCAAGGCGTAAAGACTTGGAACAAAGGTAATGTCGACCTTGAAAATGGGTCAGTTGTATTTACTTCTGCCACGACCTCATCTGGTATTCGTGGTAAATCGGTAAACTGGCTCTACATTGATGAGGCAGCAATCATCCCAAATAATATTGCCGAAGATTTCTTCACCGCTGTTTATCCTACTATTTCGGCTGGTGAGACAACTAAAATTCTACTCACATCTACACCGCTCGGTTATAATCACTTCTGGAAGTTTTGGAACGAGGCTGAAGAAGGTAAAAATGGATTCAAACGTATGTTTATACCATATAGTGAGATTCCTGGAAGAGACGAGGCGTGGGCAGACGAGCAATTAAAACTTCTTGGTGAATTGAAGTTTAATCAGGAAGTGTTATGTGAGTTTCTCGGCTCTACAAATACACTGATCAATGGTAAAACACTGGCAGTGATGAGCGCGAAAAACCCTGAATACAGCAAAGATGGCTTAGATCTATACGAGAATCCAATTCCTGGACACTATTATATGATGACCGTCGACGTAGCTCGTGGTGTTGGTGGTGATTATTCAGCATTCACATTGATTGATGTTACAGAAATGCCATATCGATTAGTCGGTAAGTATAAAGATAATAAAATATCTCCTATGTTATATCCCAGTATCATATCCAAAGTTGGTAAAGATTTCAATAATGCGTTCATATTGGTAGAAGCAAACGATATTGGTCAACAAGTGTTAGATATTTTACACCAAGAAGAAGAATATGAAAACATCTTCACAACTCTGACTGAGAACGGGAAGCAATATTTGACTCCTGGATTTGGTCGTTCAGCAAAACTTGGTGTTACAACATCAAAGGCAGTCAAACGACAGGGTTGTTTTGCAATTAAATCCCTTGTTGAAGATACTAAATTGTTGATCCATGATGCTGAAGTTATCAGTGAATTATCTGTTTTCACAGAAAAAGGTCAAACGTTTCAAGCTGACGAGGGGTATAATGATGACCTCGCGATGACGTTAGTGTTGTTTGGTTGGGTCACAACTAATTCATTTTTCACAGACCTAACCAATGTCAACGTGAGAGAGGGGTTATTTAACGCTGAAATGCGTATGATTGAGAACGAATTGACACCATTTGGCGAAGTTATCGATGGTTCAGAACCTGAAGCTGAAGTTATGGGCGGAGATTTATGGTTTTCACTAGATGGTAAAGAGAAAACTCCTTTTTTATAAATATTTCTAGTGATAAAACAATAAACGATAATCCATAATATCGAGGAGATAAAACATGGCATTTCAATTAAGCCCAGGAGTTCTTGTTCGTGAACAAGATGCCTCAGGTGTAGTTCCAGGAGTCGGCACCACAACTGGTGGTTTCGTCGGAAACTTCCAATGGGGTCCAGCGAGAGAACTCGTATCAATCAGCAACGAAAATGAACTCGTTGAACGCTTCGGCAAACCTGCCGCTGCCACTAATGTTGACTTTCTTACTGCTGCTTCTTTCTTAGCATATGGTTCCAGCTTGCTCGTTGCACGAGAAGTTGGTAATTCTGCTAGAAACTCTTGTGACTCAGGAACTGCTATTTTGGTAAGAAACCAAGACGAATATGAAGCAGCGTCTGCAACACCTGGAACATTCTTGGCTAAGTATCCAGGAACTTTAGGTAACTCACTTAAAGTAGCTATTGCTGACTTAGGTAACTATACATCTAGTTCGGTTGCGTCAGTCGCGATTACTGCTGCAGGATCTAGTTATGAGACGGCTCCAGATGTGACATTCTCAGCCCCTACATCTGGTTCTACAGCTCAAGGGACTGCCACTATTGATGGTAGCGGGACAGTTACTGGAGTCACCATAACGTTTCCTGGAGTTGGCTACACATCTGCTCCAACAGTAACATTTTCTTCAGGTGGTGGCACTGGTGCTACTGCTACGGCGGCATTGACCACAGCAGCAGCAGACTTTGAATATAAAAGCAGTTTTGATTTTATCCCGACAACCACAGTTTGGGCGACGCAACAAGGTATTTCTCTTGACGAAATTCACATCGTTGTTATTGACGAAGACGGTGAAATCAGTGGAACTGCTGGAACAATTCTTGAGAGATTTGCTGGTTTATCTAAGGCTCCAGGAGCTAGAACCGACGATGGCGAATCTAACTTCTACAAAGATGTTCTGAATAATCAATCAAAATATATCTTTTTCTCAGGTCATGTTTCAACACAATCAGGTTCTATCGGACAAGATTGGGGAACAGCAGTTAGCACAGTTTTAGCTGCTACACCAAAATCATATAAAATCTTGACTGCTGCTGACACGGATGAATTCTCGTTGGTAGGTGGGGTTAACGACAATCCAACTGATGGAAATCTTCAGTCTTCTTATGACTTCTTTGCTAATGATGAAGAAACTGATGTCAGCTTACTTATCGCTGGTGCTCATAGTGCAACTGTTGGTGACTATATCATCGACAGTGTCGCTGATGTTCGTAAAGACTGCTTGGTATTCATCTCACCACAAAAAGACAGTGTTGTTAACAACTCTGGCGATGAGGTAACTGATATTGAAGCTGAGTTGTCTTCATACACTCGCTCATCTTACGCCACCATGGATAGTGGTTGGAAATATATGTATGACCGCTATAACGATGTATATGCATGGGTTCCATGTAATGCTGACACTGCTGGTTGCTGCGTTAACACTGACCTAACTGCTGACCCATGGTTCTCACCTGCTGGTGTAAATCGCGGTGCTATCAAAAATGCAGTTAAGTTGGCTTTCAATCCTAAGAAAGCTGACCGCGACACGCTCTACTCGGCTGGTGTAAACCCAATCGTCCAGTCTGCTGCTCAAGGTGTTATCTTGTTTGGCGATAAAACTCTATTGGCTAGATCGAGTGCGTTTAACCGCATCAATGTTCGTCGTTTGTTTATCGTAATCGAAAAAGCAATCGCGACAGCTGCTAAGTTCCAGTTGTTTGAATTCAATGATGCCTTTACTCGCGCTCAGTTCCGCTCATTGGTTGAGCCGTTCTTGCGTGACGTTCAAGGTCGTCGTGGTGTATATGACTTCCGCGTTGTATGCGATGAATCAAATAACACTGGTCAAGTGATTGACGCTAATGAGTTCCGCGCTGATATCTTTATCAAGCCAGCCAAGTCAATCAACTTCATCACACTGACATTCGTGGCTACAAGAACGGGTATCTCGTTCGAAGAGCTGGGAGTCTAGTCTAGTATTTAAGGAGAAAACACAATGAATATTGAAGAATTTAAGGCTAGACTAGGCGCAGGTGGTGCTCGCCCTAATCAGTTTAGAGTGAGCCTCGCCTTCCCAAGTTATGTGCCAAATGTTGATACGAGCTTCAGCCTGTTAGTGACAGGTGCAGCTTTACCAGCATCAAATGTTAACCCTGCCATTATCCAGTATCGCGGTCGTGAGATCAAACTGGCTGGCGAAAGAATCTTTGACCCGTTCACAATCACAATCGTGAATGACTCTGACTTCTCTCTTCGTCAACCTTTCGAACAATGGATGAATGGCTTAAACAATCGCGATGATAATACTGGTATTCTTACACCTAGCGATTATCAAGCAGATCTTGTTGTTGAGCATCTTGACCGCAATGATGAAGTATTGGCTGGTGGTAGTTACACGCTTCGTAACGCTTTCCCAATCAATATGTCTGAGATTGCTCTGCAGTATGCACAAAACGATATCTTTGAAGAATTTACGGTGACCTTCCAATATACACATTATGATGTAGCATAAATAGTCTTACATCTAGTATAGAGGAATTATAATGGAATTATTTGGTTTTGAAATAAATCGCAAGAAGGAGCCACGGACAGCACAGTCTTTCGTGGCTCCAGACGACGATGGTGCTATTGAATCTATCAGAGGTGGTGGATACTATGGCACTTACTTTGATGTCGAGGGCGTAGCTAATACAGAAGAACAGCTTATTAAGAGATACAGAGATATCTCTATGTATGCTGATGTTGATGCTGCTGTT